ATCGTAGTCCTTTGAGGATAGAGTGGAAGCCATACGATGGATTTATGTCGGGCACGGAAGCCACCCGTTACTGGGCCCTTCCGTACACAACCATCGACGGCACAACTATTACTCGGGATGATTCTTCCAGGCCTGTCCTACTACAACTCCCGCGTCATTCACCAGTCATTGGTGGGGCGTCTCATTGCCTCATTTGTGAGCACCGAGAGTTCTGTAATGGTACATGGCATGATGAGTGGGCAATTGAGGCTAGTCGTGTACAAGTTCGAGAAGCCGCATCGGAAACCCACGAAGAACTAACCACCCGATCCAGGTCTTCGTTGACTACGGGTAAGGATCTAAAACCAAGTAAGGCTGGTTGCCTGAAGCGACGCGAGCTGGACCGCGCAGCACTGTTGAACCGGTTGGTCACCTTTTCTGACGACGTGACTGAGTTTGACATCCCAGAATGGCTTGAAACCCGTCCAACTTCTTTCGAAGTAGAGTGTGAACCTCAGCACTCAGACTATTGTTTAAGCCGAGATTTCAGAATCCAGCCATGGGTCCCAATAACACGGGAAGGGGTTGTACGTCTCAGTTATCCTAAAACTCAGGGCCTTCAATGTGACCTGGATGACGAAGACTTCATTTTACTGATCCCTGAGTTTGACCGGGCCACCAGCACCCTCTGGTGGCCTGAAGACCCGATGTCACAACCTGGAGTGTTAAATTTTGGTGTTTGGCAAACGAAGGGGTGGAACCCTGATGCGAAGATATCAGGCCCCCATTGCCAGGACCAAGCCAGTGTAAAACATCGTGGTCCCAACCAACTTACAATTCAATTTGGTTCTACGATGTGGGAAGGACTGGACGACTTGGCGGAAACGCCGGTTCCTTCGGGATGCTCTCCTTCTTTCCACCCGGACATGCCAGGTTATTGTTACTTAACAGCGTTCAACGCGGTTGATTGGGATAGGACCGCCTTAAAATATGGGAAGAACCCACGCGCTAGGCGGTTACCCAGGGGAATTCAAAGACAATTGCGCGTCTCACGGCTTGGCATTCGCACTCATGCGATCAACGATGCCGATAAGCCAAATGGGTTTAAGTCAAAGCACTGGCAAAAGATAGGCAGTGACAGAAGCTTAACCCATCAAGAAATCACGAGCGAGCTGAACCGGACGCAGCAACCACCACCGGACGAGCTGAACCGATCGCAGCATTTAACGAACGAGCTGAACCGAGCGCAGCAATCACTGCCGGACGAGCTGGACCGATCGCAGCACTTTACGAACGAGCTGAACCGGGCGCAGCATTCACCACCGAACGAGCTGGACCGATCGCAGCACTTAACGAACGAGCTGAACCGAACGCAGCAAAGCCTCACCCTGGCCCTAGCACGAATTGCTGAGCTG